TATTTCCATGTTCATCGACCGTTACAAATGGATATCCTTCTATCATTAGATATAATGGTGCATCAATTCTTCTGTTTTTACTAAAACTATTAAAATCAAAAGTGTCTAATGTTATAGTTGGACCATCGCCGCTGTTAGCATATACTATTGGTCTTGATCTTCTTACACCTTCTACATAGGTTTCAGTTCCACCTGCGCTGTCTAATTCACCAACATAATTGCTTTGAACATAAGGTTCTTCGGATACCAATCCTATAGTTGCTTGAACATTGGTAGGAATACTTACTTTTTTACAAACATAGATTCTGTTGCCTGCTGTTCCTGGCAAAAGACCATCATGCTGACCGCTGGCAATTCTAACACTTTCGTATATTTTTTCGCTGCTGGCATTTATTTCTACACTTTTGAATCTTTGGACAAGATTGTTAAATTCACCCGCACTATCTGCCGCAAGAAACACAATCTTTATTTTAAAAAATCTACCGCGTAATGCTGGAACCGAATCACCTGGATAATAAGGTCCATTGGTTGTCCAACTTATACCACTGGGTGTTAAATCCCCTGTGCTGTCTGTGTCATCAGGATGATTGTAAATGTAGGTATGCCAATAACCACCTGATCCTATATTGGTAGTGATTAAAAAGTTGTCTTCGTATCCTGTGTCAATATAATCTGTTTCAAACTCCATAGGAAAAGATAACAAAGTGGTATCTTCCCAAATAGTCCAACTATCCCAATCATCACCTGCGCTGCTACCTGTATAGTCATCCCAAGTTACCGTGGTTTTTGGTTTGTATATTCTTGCTGTTTTGTCAAAAAATCCAGTGCCAGTTGCCATGTTCTTATCCTAACGGTTGGGAGAAACTTGTTGATGTAGCACCACCTGATCCTGGCAGACTTCTTGTTGCCATATCATTGTAATAGTTCATCAATGCTTCTATATTGCTTCTTGGTAGAGTAGTTGTGCCATCAGGTAATTTATAAGCATATGCAAGAGGCACGCTGTTGCGTCTTATAATATAACCGCCATCATAATAACCATTGGCAGCACTACCGCGACGACTTAAATCATTAAACTCTTTGAATCCTAATAGTGTATCTCCATAATAACTATAACTTCTTGCCAAATAACTGCCATCTACCAGTTCTTCACTCCAGTCTTTGATCCATCTAAACTTGATGCTGGTGTTTGGTATCAATGGCATGATATATTCTCTACCACCATATACTCTGTCTGTGGGTGGATTATATGTTATGGTAGCATCTTGACTTGGTAAATCACGCAAGTTCCAGTTGGTTTGATATACCAAACTGCCATTTTGATAGTATTCTATTTGTGCGTATTCAATATCATACTTTGGTGGGTTTGGTAGAAATGCTATACCTGAATAACTTACACCACCGATGGTTGCCGCATTGCTAACCAATCTACCATAGTCCAGTCCAATGCTGTAATATCTTATTTCTACACCTTCACTGGTGGTTGTTTCAAAAGTCGAACTTGGTGTGATATTGGGTATATCATAATTACCTCCGGTGAGTATGCTGCCATATTCTCGCCAGTTGTGCAACAATCCTTCACCGCTGCTGCCTGTTTTGATGCCGCCTAAACTTTCTTCCAATGCTTCATTGCTGTTGGTATTGTGGAATCTAATCCAAGTTTCTCCGTTGTAAGGTCCAGTGAATACTTCAAAATATCTTACGGTATTGTTGCCCTGTAAGAAATTGTCAGGATCTTTGATAGGCGGTAGTATTGTGTTGATTGGTGGTGCTACCAATTCACCTGCGCTATCAACATCGCCCGGTGTCCAAGAACTATCTGGATCATTGGGTGGAAATATGCCCAATGGATATTCCGGTGCTGGTCTAACCAAAGGTTCTAATGTAATAACATCAGGTCTATAAACAGGCGCTGGCAGCACTACTTGTGCTTGTTTAACATATGGATATAGTGCTGCATCGTGTTCGCTTGCTTCGATATTTACGGTGCCTTCTGGATCCAACTTCATTGCCATTACACGGAAAGTTTTTTGATTTAGATTTAACACATCGTTCGTAATGGTTATGATATCACCAATATCAACATTCAATAGTTCTTGTGTAGCACTGAACATTATTTGACGACCAACACGACTTTTTTTGTAAATCATTCTTGCAAGATCAAGTGCAATGTGTTTGTTTGTTATACCAGGATATTGGAATTCACCAATCAACGGTTCATTGTTGTCTGTGCTTAAATCTCCGTTTTCAGTGTAGATAACACTTTGCGAACTCCATTCTTTGTCTGGATCAACAAAATTTACACGCACTTCATTAAACTTGCGGTCTTTCTTTTCACCTTCCAATTCCATTGCGCCAATATAATGTTCTTTTGTAACATCAAACGCACTGGTAACAACGCTGCTTTGGATATCAGTTGGATGGCCACCGTCTTCAATTTTTAGTTTGTATTTGCCTTGACTATAAGGCAAAGCACATCTTGAATTGGCAATCAAACTCTTTAGTGTTTCAAAGTTAGCACCACCCGGTGATGCCACAATGTTTAGTGTGTGTGATCTACCACTTGCTCCATCGCTGTAAGTTACCGTTTGTTCATATTTGTTTGCTGCTATTCTAAAACTATCGCCGTGTATTTTAGCATCTGCAATACCACATCCAAATAATGAGTTTGTCATGTAATCTGCAATAATACTTGCTGGATTAAAACTATAAGAAGTTCCGCTGACGCTGCTGATACTACCACCTACAGGAATATTTCTTACATCTCTAACTTTGCGTCCTAAAACATCAAACTTTACCTGTGGCATGCCGCCACGATATGGATTTTTATCTGCTTCTTCTTGTGTGGTTATCTTTGTCCATTCGAAACGGAAAACAGCATAGGCCAATCCTGGACCATGTCTTTTCTTTTGACCCCAACTTTTGCTTTCATTGGCAAGACTACTTTGACCTTGCCCTGGTTCTCCATAGAACAACTGGAACTTCATTCTATTGGCAAATCTGCCCGAGGTTACCGTATAAACCTGCTGATTGGTATAAACACCATCTGCTTCTGTTGGTAGAGGCACTTCAATATCATCTACCATCATCTTTTTAACACCTCTAATAGGACCTTCACCTATTACATAAACGCCATAGAGATATTTGTTAGTTTCACCATTGCTTTCTAAAAACACATTGATGCCACCTACTCGTCTAAAACCGTAGATGATAGGAATAGGAATATTGGATCCTTGTTTGGTAATGGTTACACCTACCGCTTCTGCCTCTGGAGTGTTTGTTCCTGGCACATCTACACTGGGCATGTCTGTGGTTCCAGTTCCAGTTCCACCTGGCCCTGTGCCACCAACCGTAGGAATAAAACCGCCAATAACAGCACCAATAATATCGCCAACAAAATTGACAACGGCCTTTACAACTTTTTTAACAACTTCAACAACCGTTTTAACAACTTTCTTTACGACATTTACAACCGCTTTGACGACTTTTGCCATATCAATATTCCTCTAATTCATCCGGAGAGTAAAAGAACTCTTCTACTTGATCTAAAGGCATAACAAAAGTATAACCTACTTCTTCCATGCCATAGTTTTTCCAATAACTTCTTGCTTTGCTTACAACACGATCATTTACACTATAATCTTTGTTAAACATTGCCACACTGGTTTGGAAATAAACGCATTCCATTTGTTTAAAATAATCAATGCAACTTTGCATAAGTGCATCTGCTACTTCATACCCTTTGCGAACATCTTTTCTTACAAAGAACAAGATTTGTTCGCCATATACTTTTTTATTCCATAGTTTTTCTTCTACACAAACCGTTGCATAACCAATCCATTCCATGTCTTTGATTGCTACAAAAGTTCTGTAATAAGGATTGATCAACATCTTTTTCATCTGCTGTTTTGCCCAACGATCGTCCATGTCATCGTGTCCGGCCAAACCCATGTCGTCTGCATGTAATCTGCAAAGATCGAAAATTTGATTTAGTTCGTGTGCTTCTACTTCTCTTACTCTTATCATATCTTACCCCATAATATATCATTGATGCTCTCGTGAGCATATTCAAAAAATCTATCATCAGGATAATTTTTTTGGAGACTTGCTTCTGTGGTTCTGCGACCATTCTGCTGTGTAAAATTCACAAACTGACTGGCCACTTCTACAACGAGACTGGCATCATCATCTCTATCGCTGATACGATATCCTGATATTCTGCCCTCGTAAATGTTTATTGGTCCAGATCCAGCACTTTCTTCACCTATGATTTCAAACTCATTGTTAGGATCTAAAAATGCTTTATAAATCACAACCTCTTTGTTGATAAGTGTGCTTTTGGCAATTGCTTGAACCAAACTTAAATTTAGCGCACTTAAAATAATGTCGATGTTGGACACTTGAAGTTCTGCTGTTTCTTGTGTTTCTGTAATACCTAAAAAGTTGCCCTGTGCTTCATAGGTTTGTGTGCCTGCTGTAGGCGAAGTCCAAGTTAAATCAAATGGACAATCTGTAAAGTAATACGCACCCCCATCGTAATTCAACTCTATGAGTAGAACACCTAATAAACTATTACCTGCTAATATGCTTGCGACGGTTGATTGTATATCTCTTGGCATTAGATTGTCTCCACCATTTCTAATTCAAACGCGGTATAACCTTCTAAAGTATAGATGTATTCTTGCACATCTTGGTCCATGATCATTCTAAATGGAACAGCATTGTGTATTATTGTATGCGAGGTAGTAACTGCCTCAATCAACGCTGGTTCTATGTTCAATGTGCCATTGCCCGAACCATCTGTTGTAATATCTGTAGTTGCCATATAAACTTTAGTATGATTGCTGAATCTAACAACATCACCTGCTTTTATTACCGTTGCGTTGTTTGCGCCACTGGTAAAATTCACGGCAGTTGCTCCACCACTGGTGTTTGCACAAGTTAAAACCGTGCTGTGATATACGCTGTTTGCAACACTATAACTGATTTCAGGCAGTATGATATCAAACTCATTGATACCACCTCTACATCTTGCAATGTAGGCCTGTATGGGTCTTGCTTGTGCTTGTGTCAATGTCGGTGTTGCCAATGTTACACTCCATAGTGTTGTAGCACTGGTTTCTCTGATGTATCTACCACTGGCAGTTTGACTTCTTTTGGTAATGTTATTGCTTTTAAAGTTGGCACTAACAAAACCTTCACCAACTGGAAAATTACCGGATAATAATGCCATCAATAAACTCCTACTCTACCTCGTCTTTGCATTGCATCATTGATAATACCTGTGATAGTTGCTCGTCTATCAATCAACATACTATCAAAGTCTCTTGCATCTAATGTTGTAATGTTAAAATTCACGGTAACTGGGCCGCTACCGCCACCCATCATACCTAATCTTTCTTTAACGCTGTTTGGCATAACAACACTGGGATTTTTTGGCACAATAATTTCAGGACCGTTTTCACCAACCACCGATGGTTTATTCACGGTCATTTCACCACCTTGTGCGTATCCTGTATATTGCAAACTACGGATTTGATTCACACGAGCAATACCCACAGCAATGGCCGCCGCCGCTGCCGCAGCACCTAAAATAGGACCTACAAACGGAATCACTGCCAACGATGCATAAGCGGCAGTAGCACTTCTATAAGTATCACCAATTGCTTGTGCGATAGCAAATGCTTTCCATGCCTTAAATGCCGCTCTGTTGTGATCTTTAAAAGCACTCAAACTATCTGCCAAACTACCTACAATAAAACCAACTCTATCTTTTTCATAGTTGATCAAGTTTTCAGTTTGCTTGCGTTGTAGTTCTTGTAGTTTTTGACTATTTGCTGCTCTGCGTAGCAACATTCGGTCTTCTTCTGCCATCATATAGTTGCCTGCTGCTACTTGTGCGGCAGTGCGTTTTTCTATTTCTTGTAAAGTAAGTGCTGTTAAATCCTGTTCAAACTGACGCTTGGTATCAAACAACTGGGCATCTGCTGCTCTAACCAATCTATTGTATTCTTCTTGACTGATTAGTTTTTGATTTAATGCCTGTTGGAAGATTGTTATGTCTCTACCATATTCTCTCTCTGCCAACTCTACGGTGTTTTGTAGATAAGTTGTGTATTTCTCTTGAAGTTTTTCTATTTCTTCACGCAAGTTTCTATTGGATTTTGCGCTTTGCTCTGCTGCTTCGCTTTGTTGTGTAGTTGCGGCAGTGGCAGCACGGGCCGCATCAGTTTGTTCTGCTAATGCTGCTTCTAATGCCTGCTGTTCTCTAACTTGTGTAGCAACTGCCTCATTTGCTTGATCATATTGTTCGCCTGCAATTGTCCAAGCACTGGTTACATCTGACAAAGCACCATTTACCGTATCAAGAGCACCTCTAATGGTTTCATTTTGCTGTAGATAACCAACACCACTATCAACCACATCATCTATGGCAGTAGAAACAGCATTAAATCCTTCTACTACCATACCACCCATCGCTGCTGCTACATCTCTACCGGTTTTTTCAACTGCCTCTAAACCCGGAACCCATTCTGCGATAGCATTGTATCCATCTATAATAGCATCAATAAAATTGTAAAACTTCTCTTTGATCCAATCAATAACGCCAGCAAATATCGAACCCAAATAACTGCCTACAGCGGAGAATATTTCTCCTACTTTGTTCATTACAGCAACAATTTGCGTTAGTGTTTTACCTAAACCATTATCAAATGCCAAATATGCCAAAAGCGTAGTCACTGCCGTAATCAAGAAACCTATTGGGTTTGCTGCGATAGCAAGTGTCAATGCTCTTATTGCACCTACCGCTCTAAATATTGCTGCGGTCATACCTGCGGCACCTACGAGTTGTGTAATAGTAGCAATGCCTGCGGCAAAACTTCTTAAATCTACATCCTGTAAAAAGTTGTTGAACTTTTGAACTTGAACAGCAAGATTGAATCCTATTTCTTCTGCTAAAGGTCTTGCTTGATTGATTAAATCACCCATTGCGATAAAAGTATCGCGCAACACCATGTTTAATCCGCTTTGTCCAATAGCATCATTTACAGCATCTACGCTGTCTTGGAAATTGCTGATTGCGCCAGACAAAGTCTTTGCTCTGTTTTCAATGCCTTGACCAAATCTGCCGCCTTCAGCACCCAACTCACGCACCGCTTCAACAACCTGTTGTGTGCTATCAACAACTCGTCTGCTGCCATCTGCTAATGTAACAACAAATTGCTCATTTTCTTTGGCAACTCTAATACCAAACTCTTTTAGTCGTTCAAATTCACCAACCGTAGCATCTGCTACCGCTTCAGCAAATTGTTCTATGCTCTTGCCGTTTGCTGCCGCAACATTGCCAAACTCTGTCAATGCTTGTGTTGTGGTATCGATGCCGTTGCGTTGTAAAATAATAAACGCACTGGTTAGTTCATCAACTTGGAAAGGTGTAGTTGATGCAAATTCTTGTATTCTGTTAAAGGCAGCGGTTGCATTTGCTGCGCTGCCTGTAACCGTTCTCAATTGTGCTCTTAAATCTTCAAATCTACGACCGGTATTGACAATATCTCTGGCAACCCTGCCTAAACCTAATCCAGCAAAAACACCAACGGCCGCTGATGCTAAACCGCCAAATGCGCTGTTCATCCTACCTACTTGGCCTTGAATACCAGATAGTTGTCTTTGGATGCTGTTTAAGGCCTGTGCCGTCCTATCGCGGGCGACGATGTCTATTACTTGTGTTGCCATCTTGTGTCCTCTTATACTCTTCGTATTGTAGATCGAAATACGCTGCCCAGCATTGTATCTCGAAAACCGTCAATTGGGACACTTCTTCTAAACTTTTATGAATTGTTGTTGCTATTTTCAATAAAAGTAATAGTTCCGTGTCCTCTTTTAGTTTTTTGAATCTATCTCGTAGTCACTGGTGGCATTGTTGATCGCTGTAGCAATCTTTAGTAGAACCGCTGGATCTGCTTCAAACATCAGCATATTTCTATCACCGGCCTTAAACACAGGTTTGCCTTCTGGGTCCAATGCTTTCAATAGAATTGCTTCTACAATTGCTTCAACGGTTTTGTTCTGTTGTTGCAAACTGATAATCTTGCTTTCTACGGCAAAAGGATAACTTTGCTTGTAATAAATGTCCATTTTCCATTCATCGATGGTGATCTTTTGTAGTTCTCCATTGATTTTGTCTTTGAAGTGACTCTTGATATTTTCTCTAAAATCCATTATCTATATCTCCTGCTGGATATCTCCCTAACGGTAGGCCCAGTGATACCGTTTGGTGCTTGTTTGCTATGACCTGCTTCAAGATGAGTGATGTAGGGCACGCGATTGGAAATACGCCAGTCTTTACCTGACTTCGAGAGGTCCCAACCGCGCCTCGCTCTACCTTGATCAATGGGAGTCTTTTCGACTGCCACTTGTTTTGTGTCCATAGCAATTTGATCGACCACTCGAGATAATTCCCTTTCTATCTCGGCAACCGTATTTCTTACCCCTCTCACGGTAATGCTAATCATTTTTGATCCTTATACGCTTGCTACGATTAGAGGACCGGTGCCTTGGAAGGCCACGCTTGCTGTAATCATATCGTCGTATGTTGCGTTTCTCGAAACTGAAGTAACGAGAACTTGACCACTGAACTTTTCACCCGATGCGCTGCTTGGATAGAATTCTACATATAGAACGCTGTCGTCGCCTGGGTTAAAGATCGATAGACCGCCACCTTGGGTAGTGTCGTATAACACTTCCATTGATCCAGTCCATGTGTGTAGTCCATTTTTGTAAGTTCTTGCTGCGTCGCCCATTACGGTGTCCTCGATCACATCTTTAGTGTGCTCGACGGTCCAAGAGCGAACTTCAGCAATAGCGGTAAAAGATCCAGCACTATCAGTGCCGAACTTCACGGTGCCATTTTCACCAGTTAGTGTTGCCATGTTTAGTTCTCCTCGTTTGGCATGTCGTCTTCAACGATCATTGATTCTTCACTATCTGCCCAGTCTTCACCGGACAATGGATCCCAATCCTCTATTTCGTCTTCGACTTCTTTTGTCACCAGGGCGGCAGCAACGATTTTGTCCTTGCTACCATGAGTCGGTGACTCTACACCCGGAGCGAGGGACCATCCCTCGTCCAGGAATCTGTTTAGACGGTCTGATTCAGTCCATTTGCTCTCGCCGTCTTTGTAAATTTTAATAGGTTGCGCCATTATGTTGCTCCTTTAGTAAATGAGTAATGAACTTCGCAGGTCATTACAAACTCGCCCAATGGCGGGTCTCTATCAATAACTTCTATAGTAGTAATGTGGGTGGTTGCTGCTTGATTAGCACCCAACTCTCTACTTCTATCGCTATTCAATGCTTCTTCAATGCGTTCAATCAAATCGTTGCGTTTTTCATCAACGGTTTGTGTCATGCCTTTGCGACCGTCTGAACGCACAAATACTCTTATTTCAACGGTCAATATACCACGGCGTTTGCCGCCCATGGCATTGTCTGCTCTTTCTTCATTTGTTGCTTGAACTATCAGTGCTGGAAACTGGGCAATACTCAATTTGTCTAATGCTACAGGTTCTCTGCTGACAAAAACAGGGCGCGGAGGACTCATATCCTCCAATATGGTGATAATATTTTTAACTATTGTTTCTCTATGACTCATTGCCTATCACCTTTTTAGGCGTAGGAAATGTGTTGGTTCTCTTTCAGTGTCAGTTACCGTGCCACTCGAGTCCAGATCATATTCAACGCCGTCTCTCAATACTAAATCTAATTCACGCTCGTATTCTTTCCTGTAAAACTCCATCTTTCTTTCAAAGATGTCTTGATCAGGTTCAAACTTGGCGAGTTTTGGATAGATATGGAAACCTAAAGCATTATAAACACAGGCACGAGTCAATTGACTGGCAGTGAATAAATCTTCATCTGGTTCTACTTGGCCGCCGGCAACATACTTTATATCGTAATAACCAACCATTTGGGTTGGCCACCAGCGTATTCTCAAATCGCGGAACACATCCGCTTGTGCTCGGGTAATTTCTGCGTCAAAGTCGGGAATACCATAATCAGTGATATCTGGTTCGTATTCCTCAACATCCGCAATAGTTGCTAATGTTATGGCCATAGGGTTCTGCCCTTCCTTTATATAATTGATAGTCCTTCTATCCACTACTATTTAGCGTGGATAGAAAAATAGGGGGATAAACACCCCCCTATTCATAAGTTTTTCAACTATTAAAGTTGTGCGTCACCGATTAGGGCAACACCGTAAGCGTCGATTAGTTCGCTTACGGCATATGCCATAGTTCCTACTATTTCGGTGCTGCGCTTCGAGGCGTTTCTCTCCGTCTCTATACGCATTGAACGCTTGACCATGTAACCAAGTGCGTCTTGTGTCATAACACCGCCAACAAATGCGCCAGCACTATCACCACTTACAACATTTGATTCAAAGATATCAACGCCTGCGATACGACCGATGAATCCATCAAGAAGTGCGCGGTTGCCAACATCACTCAATGAGTGCGACATTGTTGCACCTGCGTTTGTCAATTGCTTCTTGATTTGGAATGCTTGGTATGGGTGTAGAACAGCAACGAATGCGCCATTTTGGTTAGCATTGTTTGCTTTTAGAATTGCTGACGCTTTGAAGATATCTTCAACGGTCAGTTCTCTTGCACCTGAACCAACGGTGTTGCTGAATCCAGCAAAAAGTGCGGCAAGATCAGTATCAACTTTTGCTGCCATTGCACGACCAATCTGTGCGCCGATTGCTGCTGCAACATCTTCGTTTGCTGATTCTGCTGCGAGATCAGTTAGTTCAACTACGATACCAACTTCACTTGCTGTCAAAGTTTTTGAAGTAGTGTTGAATGCTGTGTTGGTTAGGTCAGTGCCATCTGCAACACTTGCTGCTGTTAGCGCAGGATAGATTGGAACCTGTGCTGTTAGACCAGGACCACCTGTCATGTCATAGTTGCGAACAACTGGACGAATAACGGTTTGCTCTGATAGTGTGAATAGTGCTGTTTGCACTATATTGGAATATAGTTCGCTTAAAACTGAACTGGTTGCTTCATTTGCCATTTGTAAAACTCCTTATTCTGGCATTATATACGAATACCTTTCGCCTTTTGAATCTGTTCAAAACGACGACGGTGTTCAGGATTGTTCATATCCAACTTGGATATATCATTATCCACCACAGGAGTATTTTTACCTACACCATTGCTTGTGCCAGTGCCTGCGGGCCCTGCTTGAACAAAGTGCGGATTAGACATCAAAAACTCATTTACCAATGCTTGCGGAGTCATTGGGTTGCCGTTATCATCATAACGAACATTTCCCGCATCGTCCAAAACATCTACACCACCTGCCTCGTTCATACGAACTTGGTTTTTCAGTAGTGCTGTAACTTGATTAGGATTCACTGCCTTGCTGTTTGCTGCGGCATTGCTCAAACTACCATCGACTTTAATCTGCTGTAGTTCGCGCTCATATTGCGAAATACGCCCTTGGAATTTTTCTGCTTGCTCTTTAAGCAACTTTTCAAATTCACCACGCTTCTCGAGTTCTGCCTGGCGTGCTTGCTCTTTCTCTGACACCATCTGTTTGTAGAGATCGAGATCCACCTCACCATAGGTTTTCTCAAACTTCGCTCTTTCTCTTGCCACACGCTCTGCAACTATCCTATTCACTTCATCTTGCGATAAAAGTTTTTCTGTCACTTCCTGTGTTTGTGCCTGATTTTGTGTAGGAGTATCAGTAATCTCCGTAGCATTTACCGCTGTTTCTGCGTTCATAATAACCTCTTTTTCTTATGAGTCGAGTGACTCCCTGCTTTTGGCAGTAGTGCATTTATTTACCAAGATAATGTAAATTATGCGCTATTATGGCATTTATTTGCCATAACCCTTTTTCTTTTTGCCCTTTTTCTTCATATAACCTCTCATGGTTTTCTCCTTTTATAACCGCTGGCCCTTATAGCACGACCTTGGCGTTCTGCTTGGGCACGAGTTTTATAAACTTTGCCCGTTTTGCCCCATTTATACCCATTTTTAACCTTACGCACAGGCATTACATGTTCAACCCGATTATTGTTCCTACAACACCTATTGTAGATAAAACCAACCCAAATGCTGTCAGTAGTAGATTGGTTGTGCGTCTAAAATTCTCACTCATTTCTTCACGCATGCCTTCCAACTTGTCTTCCACATTGGTTAGTCTGCGTTCTACTTCAGCGTATCTTTGTTCGCATAGTTTTTCGTGATCTTCAAGTGTGCTACTCATCGATATAGTCCTCGTCCCATACTTCTACCCAGTCAGGACATTGACCGCCTTCAATCCTCTTGGAGCGTTCCAATATTTCTCTTCTTCTCGCCCTACAAATATGGAACAACTCCAAGAGGTTAGCACGGGCCCTCACGCCTGCTCGCTTGTTATTTTTTTGTTCAAACTGATGAATGTTTTCATTATATTCGCCCAACACTTCTCTCAAGCGTTGTTCTAAACCAAATATAAAATCTCTTTCAGCAACGAACTTATTGGCCATTTTGTGTTTGGCCTCCAAACAACGCACCTATTTCTGGGTGTGTTGCCATTATTTCTTCATCGCTGTAACCAGCATCTATCATTTCACGCATGTGTGATACCAATAGATCTGCTGTTTGCATTGGCATATGAACAATAGGTTCTGCTTCAACATTGTTTTCTGCCATATAAACATCATAATCTTCTTCAACAATAGTTTCAAAGATCTTTCTATCAATTATCATGTTGATTTTGGTATCAGCGATATTGCTTTGCTTTGCCATACGATACATTTGAACATCATTGACTTTGTCTTGGATAGAGAAACTTCTTGGATAGATTACTTCTCCATCCCATTGTGTTCCTTGCCACAATGCCCATAAACGCCATATTTGTTCTTCAGCATGTTCGAGGTTCATGGCAAAATCTGCCAGTCTTGCATTTAACATTTGGAATTCTGTTTGTAATCCTATTCCCGAAAGTCTGCGACTCTCTATGCTTCTAATACCACCGAGACTTGCTGCCCTATCAATGCTTTCTACTTTGGTTCTTATCGCTTCAAGCACGGCCTCAATGTTTGTGCCGTCGGGTTGCAACAAATATGGTTTCAATCCAGGATCCATGCTCTGTGGCATTTGGATGATTGAACCAGCACCGGCACTGGCCTCTGTGTCTGCTGTCTTGACAAGCGAAGGATGGTTCGTAAGACGAATTATCTGCTCAATCTCCGAGTTAAACTCGTATATCTCCTTTTGGATATCGGCAATATCGCCAAGTGGTGATAATCCAATGCCTCTGCGGTTCGATCGCTTGCCATACACACAGACGGCAGGTATCCTGCCTAACTGATTAGGATAAGTTGCTACGAAATCACCATCTTTATCAACAGCGTCTATTTCATAGACATTGATTTCTGTTGGCGTATATTCTCTAACATATTGTTTGTTAGCAACAACTTCTTCCAATACTTTAAGATAAGTCAAAGTGTAGTGTCCATTTGCAAGTCTTTCAAAACTCCAATCCAACACATTTTCTGGTGTAAAGATACTAACATATGGTCTTATACCTTGGGCAAGTTCATCTGCCCTTGTCATAACTTGCGTGTCTGGTTTGTCGATGATGCACCAAACATGTCCATAGACCATAGCAAAAGCACTGATGTCTCTCATCACTGCCTCAAACGATCTGCCGTCTAAATCGGCATCTTTTAGGAATGGCACGAGGCCAGGATCTGCGTCAAGAGATCCATAATTTCTTCTTATTGGTTTTCTAAACAGGAACGAATTGTAGATATCCGCAACTGAACTCATATGGTTGTCTAAACCTAACTGGCGCAGACGCTTTTCATAATCATCCCTGCTTTCATAATAGTAAGGTTCCAAGTATTTTCCACTAAAATACTCGTATCCTCCGTTATAACTATCGGCGAGAAAACGCCAACGATTTAGATAGTATTTGTAACTATCGTGTGCTTCTAAAATAATATCGATATTATTTCGTGTGCTGCCTTTGATAACTCTATCTCTTATATAGGGCATCAGTATCTCCTTGCTTGTGCTGCATTCCCACTAAATGCCCATCTTTGTGGTTGTGAGTTTGACATATTTGTAGTGACTGGATATAGGAAATCCACAAGATATCCTACAGCGTCCGCCATATGGTCATTCTCTCCATCCTTGTCTATAACGGATGTGTTGGGTTTATATTGTAATCTTTCTAAACTTCTACAAATCTGTTTGCACTTTGGATCTACAAACAAACTTCTAACACCATTGGTGTTTTTAAGTTTAGCATTTACAGCATTTACCCTGTCCCTGATGGGTGTGTGATTATTTCTTACTTGAACCGTAAATCCAGCGTTTTGTAAAATACTAATATCTGTGCGCCCGCCTGCGCTGGTCTTTCTTTGGCGGCCTGCTGGATCGGGATACATGATTATGCGACTATTTGGATATCGTCTTTTGATCTCATCGCATACTTCGTCTGTGTTTGATCCGTTCATTGATATTTCGTCTATAAAGTATATGGTGTTGTTTTCTATAACAGAGATTGACACACTCATTGGATCTATATTGAAGTCAATTCCGCAATGTAGTTCTCTTGTGTCCATCGCACTACATGTTTTTATGCTTTCATTTCTATCCCAGTTATAAAAAACAACACCTGAATAGGTAGTAAAAGTAGCAAGATATTCCTGCTCAAAAGTCCTTTGGTCCATATCGCGTTTTGCTGCTTCGATTTCTGCTTCAGGGACATTTCCCCCATCGATTGTTCTATATGTGAATGCTTCCCAATCGTCCGTGTGCTGGGCCATGACAAACATATCGTGACTAAAGGATCCTACTCCGCGTGGTGTGCCCAAGAACAATGCCTTACCGTTTTTATCAGATAGCGTTGGTCTTAAAACTTCAGTCCAAGTTTTAACATCTAAATCTTGGAATTCGTCTAACACAATAAAGTCTAAACCTACACCGCGGAGAGAGTCTGGAGAATCAGCACCTTTTAGACATATTTTGCTGCCGTTCTTCAATCTCATTGTAAGTTCTGCTTCATTGGTAGCATCAACCCAACGCAGATCTTTTAATCGTTGTTTTAGTTGATCCCACACAATGTTTTTTGCCATTCTATAACTTGGTGCCACATACCAAACAAGTTTGCCAGGTTCGCTGGCATGTCTTGCCAATTCACGCATGGCCACATGAGTCTTACCGAATCTGCGTCCAGTTACAGCAACTCTCATTCTTGCTTTGCTGCTACAGATTGTCTGTTGTGGCACACTCAATGGCATCTATCAATCCTCCCATGGCAATGGTGCTCTATCTTCACCATCTTCCGGGTTGTCCTTTTGATTCAAATATTGTTTGCCCAAGAAAATCATCATACGGGTATCACCATCATGTGCTTTTTGCCATTGGGTCCTACGCAAACTTTGACGCCCTCTTTGTTTGTTAGTCTCAATCATTTTTCCAAAGCGTCTGGTAAGTGCTGTTTCACTGATACCTACAACTTCTGCTATTTCTTTATTGGTGCATTGGATAGAAGCAAGTTTTGCAATTAGATCTCTATCTACCAACTTCTTTTGCTTTTTTGGTTGATCTTCACTCATCACAACTGCCTTTCCACAACTTTGATTCTCAAGTTTCTACTATCTTTGTAGGTGCTTGGAGTAGTTGTTATTTTATACTCTACATTGTAAATGTTGCCTGCTGTTCCGCCGCTCAAAACTGCCGTTGATAAAACCGTGGTATGACTTGTTACATCAAGTGCCAGTGGAGCAGGATCGCCGCTGATTGTTTCTACGCTGATAGAAACGCTGCTGATAGTTTCATCTGTTGGTAACCAATTGGTCCAGTCTAAAGTGTAATCCAGAACAGCGAATGGATCTTTTTCAATATAAACACCAGCACGATCTTCTTTAAAACCAGTTAAACTTGGCATTATCCATCTCTCCTGTCTAATGGTCCAAACACATTGGTAAGTGTTGTTGCCTGAACTTGGATTTTTCTTGTTTCAGACTGAACCATATAATTTCTTGTTTCTTGTGTTATCGTATTTAAGCGATTTTCTGATTTAAGGTTATAAACACGCAATTCTTGGTCTAAAACCAAAGATCTGCCTTCTTTTCGTATAGTATAAACACGGTAAGGGTCTATAACCAGTTTGAATAGTTTGCCTGATATTGATGCCTGTGCTGTGATTTCATAATCAAGAAAACCTACCAACTTGCCGCCAAGTGCGTAGATATCTCCTGTGCCTGTAATATTGTAATTTACCATGCCTCTGCCGCGTAGGGCATTGACACTCATGCTTGATATGCCTGCTTTTAATACGGTGCCTCTGCCGATAAGATCAGCATCAACAAATACCAACGCATTGCTATCCAGTTGTTTTTCAACGGTTCTTATGCGTCTTGCCACACAACTAAATGTTGCATTGCTGTTGATTGTAGCACTATCGTTTCTTATTCTAATGTAATCAGTGTCTGTGTCTGCTGCGGCATTTAGAGTAGCAGCACCCAACACTTGATATGTGCCTGCGCCTTGTAATGTGCCTGCGCCATTGATTGTAGCACCACCAATTAGGCCTGCGTTGCCTATAATATTGGTAGTTGCTGTTGCTGTAATAGTTGCGGTTGCATTTCTTGTAATATCAGCATCTGTTACCGTTAGTGCGGCACCATCTACCGTAAGTGTTGCTACCGCTGTTACATCTCCATCGGCAACAAGAGTTGCGCTGGCACTGACACTACTACTACCTCTATATAATAGACTTGGATCTAATGCAAATCTCTTGGCCCAAACATCCTGCCTTGGATGTCCCCAAGTTAAACTGGTTTCCCAAGTGGTTTCATCACCTGCTTGGATCAGTGTTGCGCTGTGTCTTCTTAAACGAGTATAAGTTGTAGAAAGTGTAGCACTTGCAGATAAATCAGCACCAGGATTTACAATAGCACGAGCAAATATACTTGCTGCGCCATCACCGCCTAAAGTGGCATTCAATGGCCTTGTTCTGTTGGCACTTGAAGAGATTGCACTATTGGCATTTGCTGTAGCACTAAATGATTTGATTCTTATAGCATCAACACTGACGCTTGAATTTGCATTTAAAACAGCACTGCCTGGATTTATAGATAGTGCATCTACAACCACACTGCCTGTTGCTGACAATGTGGCACTGCCTGTTTTGATTACACCAACATATCCGCTATCTACATATGTTAAATCGGCCGCCGTGCCTACATATGCAGAATCAACATATCCGCTGCTTACAAAATCTTCATTATCAACAACATAACCGGCCATAGGGGCAAAACTCCCCTATTATGCCAATGTGATTGTCAAATTGCCTGTGGTAATCTGGAAGGTGTCGCCTGTTTCGATTATCTTGGCCGTATCCAGCAATCCATAGTAAATTACTTCGCCTTGACCAGCACTATCAGTTTGATCGCTATCAATCACGGCCACATGTGTAATTGTTCCCCAATTTGCTGTTGCTGTTGGGAATGTTACCGTAGCACTGGTGCTGGCACTACCACCACTGGCAGCATTGAATGTTGCCACTTGGCGTGCATAACTACCGCCACTGACTTCGTTGGTCATAATACCTGCTTCAAGATTTTCGCTGGTTGAACCTGTTGATGGATCACTTGTGAATAATCCAATATAAACACTGGCAGGCGCACTATAACTTGCGGTGCCTAATGAATGATCAAGTAATTTGTTCTCGATCGAGTTAGAAAGAGCACTCATTTATTTCTCCTTTGTTTGTTCGAACAATACTATTTAATCAAATAGTAAAATTATGGTTTATTATACCCTTTGAATTGTAATTCTTGCATCTTGTGTTTGCGTATATGCTTCATTTGCCGGAACACTCATTGCCAAATATAATCCTGTGAAGTTGGGATCAACGGGGTTGTTAAAAGTGTTGTCCAATGTTATTTCTACTGGATCAGGTGATTGTGCTACATCTGTCCATACCGTAAATATGCTTTTTGCTGCCAGGAAAATATCGCCGCCAAACCAACCTAATGTAAGAGTAAATGGCGCTGAAGTTTCTTTGTAACTGAATGTAAAATTCTTCTCCAAAGTAAATCTAAAAGTATTGCCTTCTTCTGCATTGTAAAATTTAGCATATTTGTAATTGCTATCAGTGTTATTGACCAATTCAATATAATCATCAACATCTCTTACAATGGTAACAGGATGCCAATATCTTATAGTTGCTTGGGCACCACCGCTGCTGGTTTGACCAAAAGTCAAACTACATTTGTCTAATATTCTACTGCCTAATATCGGAAAGGTAAATGGCATTAGGCAAAGTCCTGAACAAATCCACCAAACATGTTGGTTCCGTCACTGATGAATGTAATAATATCAACAGCACCATTTGTTTCTGTAATGGTTGGAGCAATACCTGATGGAAATTTATAATCGGTGCCAAATGCCAAAGTATAGTTTGCACCAGCAGGTTGTTTTACAATCAGTATATAAGTCGCACCTGCTTTTTTGTTTGTAGGATTTGCCAATGTGCTGTTTTGATTCAGTGTAACGGTTGCTACCTGTGCATTGGTTAAATCCCAACTGATGCTTGCGCCTGCTGTTAGGGTTTGTAAATCCAAGTATTGCTGTTTGTTCCAAGTGCCAACAATATCATAGGCACCGTCTGGACCAAAGTAATCAATAACCGTATTCACATTTGTAATGTTTTGATTTATATCTGCTCTTGCGGCACTGATTAGATCCTGTGGCGAATCTGTGTGTGTTGTGCTTGCTTTTGTTCCGCTTGGCCAACTCATGGTGCGACCTCCTCATAGTCTGCTGCGTCTGCAGGTTGTGGATCAGATTCTAACACCACATCAGTTGCAATACCCCAAG